CCGCCGATATGGACGAGGGCAGCCTGACGGATTACCTCGGGGTGCTGACGCAAATCCAGTCGCTGCTGGACAGCGGGCTGACGGAGGACGAGATTGATGCGCTGCTCCCCGATATCGATGTTTCCGGGCAGATGGAACAGATCGCGAGCCTGACGCAGTTTATCCAGGATCACAAGGATACGCTGTCCGGGCTGAATGCGATGTTTTCGGACGCCGTACCGGACGAGGTGCTGCAGATCGCCACCGACCTGGATATGACGGGCGCGCAGGCACGGTGGGATGCTTTTGCCGCAAACCCAGGCGCGATCACCGCGGACGCAGTTATCAACAGCAGTATTGCTTTGGTCGGATATGATCTGACAGCCTACAACGAATTCGTGAAGAACAATCCCGTCACTGTAACCGGCGTGGTGCGTATCGGGGAGGCATTCGACAATCCATCCGATGTGTTGAATGATCCGGACGCCACCTTCTGGGAGAACGGCGTGGAGATCCCCGTAAGCCTCGTGCCCGCGGAGAAGATTGATGCCGATACCCTGATCGCCTACGATGAAGACGGCACGCTCCATGTGCTGATCACCCCGGAAATCCAGGGAACACCAGAATCCGTACAGCAAGCCGAGCAAGGATTGTCCAAGGATTATGTAACTACATCGATATTCGGGAACACCGCACAAAACGACTGGGGCTTCCTCAACGGCATTCTCGGCGGGAATCTGCTCGACTGGATGGGCAGCTTCAATACGGAGCTGGAAGCCTTTCAGAAGAACAAAGGCTCCTGGGTTACTCTATGGGGATTGCTTGACGACACAACCCTCTCCGGAATCAACAGCCGGATGGACGACCAATTCTCCGGTGACAACCTTGCCAATTTTACCACCTATGTTTCCGAGCTGACGGCGGCCATCCAGAACGGCGTGGATCTATCCGATGACAACCTGGCTAATCTGCAATCCATCGTGGATTTTATAAACAATCTGTCGCTGACCGACACGGGCGAAAACATCCGCGCGGGAGTTGCGCAGGGCATGATGGAAGCCGGCTGGGATACGGACGCGGAAACCGTGGCGTCCAGTCTGGAAGCGGCACTCAACCTCGCGCTGGGCATCCAGTCGCCTTCCACGCGCATGAATCCACTTGGGAATAATGTATCCGCCGGCGTAGGCATCGGGATGACTGGTTACGATTTCACGACAGACGCGGGCAGCATGGCCGCGAATCTGGAGAGCGCCGTAACTGCCGCGCTATCCGGCGCTTTGAACGCTTCCACGCTTCGCCCCTTCGGCGTCAATGCCATGACGGGACTTGCCGCTGGCATCCGGGCCGGGCAGGCCGACGTGGTATCCGTCATGCGTTCCGCCGCGCGCGCCGCGGTATCCGCTGCCAAGCGAGAGTTGAAAATCGCATCGCCCTCCGGTGTGTTCCGGGATGAAGTCGGCCGCATGACCATGAAGGGTTTCGGGCAGGGTGTTTTGCTGGAAAGCAAAGCCCAGGCGAAAACCATTCAGAACGCCGCACGGTTTCTGACCGACGAAGCTAAGAGCGGTTCGGTCGCCTACACCACCAGCGACAACCGCAAGACGTATAACCAGCAAAGCAGCGTCAACCTGTCCGGAAACACCTTCTATGTTCGAGACGAGCAGGACATCCGCTCGCTGGCGGTGGAAATCGCGACACTAACCAAACGGCAGCAGCGAGGAAAGGGACTGAGGATGGCATAAACTTAGTTGCGTCGTAATAGGCTGCGATCACGTCACTTGCTCATGATGAAGTCTACAAGTTCTTCCGCGATCCTTTTAATTTCATATAAAACCGCATTACCATTGCTTATGTTGATATCCGTTCCAATTGGATACCTGAGAATATAGTCAATTCTGCTCGGATTATCGTTTAGGAAAAAAGGATGAGGCGTATTCTTGAGTCTTTCATAGTATTCGCATTGAACATTTCGATTGCATCCAGATATCCATACTTCAAAGAGAAACTCCTTGTGAAGAAAAGCCACAACCACTTTCAACCCATGTTGTTTCATCGGATCATTGGTGAATTGGAAATAGGCGTAATCCATCGCGTTTTCCACGATATTACCCGAAAAACGATACTCTGGCATCTCCTTTTCCAATTCAACCCTCAAAAATCGAAAGAGACCAATGAATTCCTGATATCCCTTTTGAAGATCAGTTGTTTGAATCAGTTCTTTGTAAACATCGAGATGTTTTTGATTGAAGACCATGGCTATCACCTCATTCACACTTGCCCTACTTCAAAATTCATTGTGATCACGTGGCACAAAAGTATGCCGGGGCATATCTTCTTTCGCCCAAATTGCGACTTAAACTATATCGTCACATTATCATGTTTTGGCCCTTGCATCAATGAGAAATCTGAAAGGCATGTGATCCTATTGAAGGACTGGTTTATATGGAACGGCGTGAGCTGCGCGCAATACGAAATTTATGTCTCCGAACAACCGCCGATTACGATCCCATCCGAACGGGCGACCTTCACCAATGTGCCGGGTCGCCCGGGCAGTCTCACAACGCTGGAAGGCGAGGACGTTTATGACGATATGGTGCTGACGGCTACCTGCTTTCTCGCCGATCCCTCGCAGATTCCGGCCATCGCGGCGTGGCTCAAGGGCAGCAGTACCGTATCCTTTGCCAACCGGCAGGGCGGCTTCTATTATGCGCGAGTAGCAAATCAGGTCAGTTTTGAGAAGATCCTGCGTGGAAACGCACACCGCACCTTTGCCGTCAACTTCCGCTGCAAGCCCTTCTGGTACGCGGCAAACGTGGAGCCGATCACACTCACAGAGTCCGGCACGTTCATCACCAACCCCGGAAGCGTCTATTCCGAGCCGATGATCACCGTTTACGGCTCCGGGGATATTACGCTGATGGTTGGCACGACCGTGGTAGAACTGACAGGAATCGATGGAAATATCATACTGGATACGCCGCTTATGGAAGCATATAAGGATACTGCCGGCATGAACGGCAGCATGAGCGGTGATTTTCCTGCGCTTACGCCTGGGGCCAATGCAGTTGGTTGGAGTGGGAACGTGACCAGTGTGGTAATTCAGCCGAATTGGCGGTATCTGTAAACCGTTTTTTTGTGACTCCTTACGCCACCTGAAAAGGCAGGCGTTTTTCTTTACCTTTTTGGAGGTGATTCCCCAGTGGTCTGCGTATATGCCCAGGACTGCACTGACTTCTCTACCAACGGCTACGGTTCGATCTGCCCCTCGTCCTGCTTGGTCACGGAAACCCTGAACGGGGAGTGGGAACTGACGCTCACGCACCCGCTGGACGAAGCGGGGAAATGGCAGCGGCTGGTTGAAGGCTGTATCCTACGCGCGCCCGTACCCGCCGCGATGACGCCGCGGGTGAAGCTGGTCGACCAGAACACCGGGCGGGATATTTATCAGGTCGTCGGCGGTCGGCTGCGTCTGCGCACTGGTCCGGGCACGGAGCATCGCATCTTGACCCTGTACCCGACCGGTACCGAAGTCATCATCCTGAATCAAACAAATCCCTCCTGGTATGAGGTGACCGCGCCGGACGGCAAGCACGGGTACATGTCCACCGAGTTCCTTTCCTACGTGCGCACGGAGGGCAACATCGTCACCAGCACCGGACAGGTCGTCGAGAGTCGACAGCTGCGTGAGCAGCCGTTCCGCATCTACCGGGTGGTGCCGGAGCTCAACAAGGTCACCGTATACGCCCGGCATGTGTTCTATGACCTCATGGACAATATGATCCAATCGTACAAACCTTCGCCCTCGACGATCGGTGCAACAGTAGCGCAGAATATCTCCTCTCAATGTCGGACTAACCATGGTTTTACTTTATTTTCGGATCTGACCTCTACCGCAAATGATGTTTTACTTGCGAATATCAATCCGGTGGAAGCAGTGCTCGGCGAGGGAGGAATGACAGAGAAGTATAGTGCTGAGCTTGCGAGGGATTGGTTTGACGTGTTTTTAGTCCAGCGTGTCGGCAGCGATACGGATGTGCAGATCCGGCAAGGTAAGAACCTGCTGGGTATCTCCTATGATGTCGATCTGACCAATGTGGTGACGCGCATCATGCCGACCGGGGAAACAGAGGATGGAGAAATACTATACCTGGATGAGCTGTATCACGATAGCCCGCATATTAGCAGCTATCCACACCCCAAATGGATCCATCTACCGGTATCCGAAGCAAAGGTGTCGGATGATCTGACCATCGAGCAGGCAAAGACCAAAATGCGGGAAGCGGCGCAGGCGGAGTTCGATGCCGGCTGCGACCTGCCTACGGTTACGCTGGATGTGGATTTCATTAACTGTACAGATACCGTGGAATATAAACCCTATGGCTTTCTGCAGAACATCTTCCTGGGTGATAGCGTTCGTGTAATCGCCCGCCGGATTGGTGTGGAAGTCTCCATGCGAATGACGCAGTATACCTACGACTGCTTGACCCGGAAATATACCGGGATGACACTGGGCACCGTCGCGGATACGGTTGAAAGCAACATGATCTCTGCCCGGCAGCTGGGCAGCGGCATCATCACCGGTGCAAAGCTCGCGATCAACTCGGTAGGTCAATTGCAGAGCGGCTCAGTCGGCAACCTGCAGATCAAGATGGCGGCGATCGGAACCGCGCACATCGCGGACGCAGCCATCACCCGCGCCAAGATCGCCGAGGCGACGGTCGGCTCTCTGAATGTAGAAGCACTTAACGCCGTCACCGCGAAGATCGAGGAACTGTCAGTCGGGAACCTGAATACGGATACCCTGTATGCCGCACTGGCTACGATTGCCATTGCCCAGATCACCCAGGCGAATCTCGAGAACGCGAATATCTGCTGGGCGGATATCGGCACGTTGGCTGCGCAGATTGCAGATATTGCCGTGGCGCAGATTACCGCGGCCAACATAGAACAGGCGAATATCGACTGGGCGAATATCGCTTCCCTGTATGTGAAGATTGCGGAAATCGCTTCCGCCCAGATCACGACCGCAAACATTCAGAACGCCGGCATCGATTGGGCATCGATTACAGAGTTGAACGCTGTAGTCGCCAACATTGCGGTCGCCCAGATCACCACAGCACACCTGCAGGCGGCTAGCATTGACTGGGCAACCATTACCGAGCTCAATACGGCGATTGCTAATCTTGTCCGCGCCAACATCCAAACCGCAGACATCGACTGGGCGCAGATTAAGGATTTAACAGCCGGCACGGCCATCATCCAAAAAGGTGTCAACGGCAAGCTGTACGTCGCCGATCTGGCGGTGACGGAAGCAAACATGGCAACCCTGACCGTCGGCGAACTGATTGTTAAGGGTGCGGATGGTGGCTTTTATGCGGTGTCCGTTGACGAGACCGGCACAGTCACCACGCAGAAGAAGGAAATAACCGGTACCGATGTTGCGGACGGTTCCCTCTCCGGCGGCAAGCTCATCGAAAACACTGTCACGGCGCGGGAGCTGAATGTTTCCAGCATCTTTGCAGATCAGGCCCTGATTGGAGCTATTAAGGCAGTCAATCTTGATGTGGATGATCTGTTTGCCAATGCCGCGTTCATTACGAATCTGCAAACCGTCGATATTTCCGGTAACACCGCCCTGCGCCTGTATGTGGAAGGCGAGGTCGCAACAGCCAAGGACGAAGCGCTGGACGCGGTGGGCGATGCTGTCTCCATGATTTCTATTACGGCGGACGCTATCCGAAACGAGGTCCGGCAGCAATACGCACCGCAAGAGGATGTTTCCCAACTAGGCGTGAGTGTCGCTTCACTCTCCGAACAAACGGAAAGCAACTTCACTTGGGCGGTATCGCAGATCAATGAGCTCAATGAGGTTACGCAAAATAACCAGGCGCTGACTGAGGAACAGTTGAACCTCATCCGCACGTATATGCAGTTCGGCGAGGACGGACTGACCATTGGTAAAACCGGCAACCCGGTCACTTTCCGGGTGGTCAACGACCGTGTGGCGTTCTATATGAATAATACGGAAGTCGCGTATCTCTCAGATAACAAGCTGTACGTTACGCAGGCCGAGATCCTGACCAAGCTCGTCATC